AAGAAATATATTTATAAGACAATATACTTACCTCATGATGCAGCTAAAAGAGATGGCATAGTAGTAGAAAACACATATGAAAGAGACTTTAAACGTTATATGGAACATACTAACACTAGAATTGTTGTTCTAAAGAGAACCGATAAGAACTTAAATATTAACAATGCTAAAATAAAGATGGATAGATGCGTTTTTGCTTTGAAAAGAGTTAAACCATATATTAATAAGCTAATGAAGTTTAGAAAGAAATGGAGCGAACAATACGGGAAGTATCTAGAAAAAGAGCATGAAGGTATAGAGGTTAACCACGCAGATAGCTTTATTTATATGTGTCAAGCAGTAGATCACATCGAAAAAGCAGGTTCTTTTTCAGGAGCATTAGACCGCCACAAGAAAGCTACAGAGACTAGACGAAACATTTTCTAATTCTTTTTTTTGTTCATTAAATAAGAAAAGAATTTTTTTTCATCAAGATAAATACGGCTATAGATTCTAACAATACATTGAGAGATAGTAGGTTCTTGTTTAAAAATTAGAGTCCTAATTCCAGCTTCAGAAATAAATTTATGCTTATCAGCGAACTGTCTTATTGTAAGAAGAGTTGGAATTTCAAAACTTGAATTAGCTTCAGTCATTTTAACACCATAGTTTTAGATAATAAGTATAAATATAAACATATCATATTGAAAAAACGCTAGCAATATATTTAGTCTTTTATAATTATTTGCTCTAAACTGTTATAACATAACCTTTTATATTCTTAATACCATTGACAACATCATATCATAAATATACTTTTAATTCAAGTAAACCATCTTAGATTAAGAGCCTTATGTTAAATGATAGAGAGTTGCTCGGTGAGTTCCAGGAAAATTATAGATACGCACAAGATTATTGGAGTCCGTTTGTAAAAAACGCTCAAGTTTACACCTTAGCCCAATCTGGTTATACCTGGTCAAATTCTGAGCTTAGAGCATTGCAGAAAGAAGGCAGGGAGCCATTAGAGCTTAATATCATGAGAAGACCTTTGCAGTTCTTTTCTGGTTATCTACGAGATAATCTAAATAGTATCGTTATATCTCCAGTTGAAGGAAGCGATCAAAAGACAGCGGATCAATTCACAAAGCTTAGTTATTATACATGGGATAAGGGCGAAGGCTATAGCACGTTTTTAGACGCTTGCGATGAGGGCTTTAAATCTGGTTTATCTTTGTGTGGCCTTCGAATGGACTATTCAAGGGATTTCATTAATGGCGAGATCAGTTTCTTCAAGCGCACATATAACTCTTTCTATCTTGATCCTACCTTTGAACGTATAGACCTTAAAGATTGTGGCTTTGCCATAACAAGAGACCTAATAGATCGTAATCTTATTGGAAGACTGTTGCCTTTCGTAGATCAAAAGCAAATAGAAGATATTCAATCATCTTTTAGAGACGACAAATTTTTATCATATCATCCTAATTTTACGGTACTTAGCAGAAATCGAAACCTTATGGCATACGACCAGTACTACAGAAAGATAACTAAGAGAAGAAAATTCTTAGTTGATGAACAGAGCTCATATTATAGAGATATAACCGATTTAGAAACCGAAGAAAGGAAAAAGTTAGAACTTGGCGTACATAGAATTAAGAAGCTACACGAAGAGGCCAACGAATTAGGGTTAGACAAGCGAGAACTGCCTCCAATCGTTGATATTCAATCAGTAGATAGAGATTACGTTGAATTAAATATTATGTTGAATGGTCAGCCAGTTTATACGGGTGAAGATAAAACGGGTATTAACCAAACATTCCCTTTTGCACCTGTATTATGCTATATGGAGCCAAGTATTTGGGAGCCATCACAAAGAATACAAGGTTTAGCTTCTACAATGTATTCAGCTCAAAGGCAATTCAACAAACGACACATGAAGATTGTGGATATGATGGATAGTACAATCTCTACTGGCTACAAGTATTTAATTGGATCCGTTCCAGACGTAGAAGACCTACAACAATCTGGACAGAATAAAATAATTGGTGTTGACCCTGAAAATGCTCCTGAAGGTTTAAATTCAGTTCAAGAGTTACAAGGCGGTAGTGCTAATCCTGCATTAATTGAATATCAAAATGTTTTAGATCAACTAACTCTTACATTATCAAACGTTAATGAATCTGTTCTTGGGGTTGATGACGCAGGAAATACTCAGATTTCTGGAAGACTTGCACAAGTACGTATAGGTCAAGGACTTAGAACTAACAGAAAGATATTTGATAATGTTGAAGTAACACAAAAAGTTATTGGTGGTTTAGTTCTTAAAGCAATCCAAAATCATTATCCCCCTGGAAAAGTAAAGCGAATCATAGGAGAAGAGCCAACAGAGCAATTCTACGAAAAAGAGTTTGAGCAATACGATGCAGTAGTAAAAGAAGGCGTACGCTCTCAGTCACAAAAAGACGCTTATTATTATGAATTAGTAAATCTTAAACGTGAAGGTATTGTTGATGTTCCACAATCTGAAATTGTCAAATCTCTACAGATGGCGGGCATGTCGGATCTTCAAAATGCTATTGAACAAAACGAACAACAAGCACAGCAGCAACAACAAGAACAGCAAGCTAAACAAGACGCTTTAGTAGAAGCAACAACTGCCGAGAAATACGCATTAGCACACGAAAGAGGAACTAGAGCAGATGCAAACGAAGGTCTAAGAATAGAGAGAACTTCTGAAGCTGTTCAAAATCAAAGTCTTGCAGAACTTAACAAAGCTAAAGCTATCGTTGAGCTTTCAAAACTACATGAAGATAGATTGATACAGGCGTTAGAGCTTGTTAATCAGATACATGTGCAAGAGCAAGAAATGACAGCTCGCAAAGAGGAGCTAGTTGATGCTGAATCAGAAATAGAACAGCCGCAACAATCTTCTCAAGCTCAGCAACAATCACCGCCTACAGAGGGCATAAATCAACAACAATAAGGAGTGTTTATGAAAAAAACATCTTTAAGCTCTGGAAAAGGAATGTATTCCACTAAGGATAATCCTATGGGTCAGCCATCAAGAACAAGTTCTCAATGTGGACCAAGTTCTAACCCAGACGCTATGAAGGCCAACAGGCTATTACAAAAAGCACACGCTCAGAAAGAGTCACTACGTGGCAAGAGCGGAATGTAAAGCAGGTTTACTATGTCAACACGAATGATGCAAGATCCAGTTACTAACCTAATACTACCATCAGAATTTGTTGAGGAGAGGGCCTCGTTAAAAAAATCTATAAACAAAATCGTTGATGATGTCGTTAGTTCACATGGACATATTAAAGGAACTTATTTCCTTACATTACATGCGAAGTTTGATTCAAATGATCAAACAGTATTTCGCGTTGATGAACCTAAGTTAACAAAACAACTGCCTAGTTTTAGAAGCAATACACTTGTGTATTTTGTCTCAAATTCTAGAGGGATTAAAGAACTTCTATGGATGGTAGCTCCCAAGATGAAAGGTGAGAAGCTAAAAATAGAATTTAATAAAGAAGGTGTCGCCTACCTACAAGCAAAGGGCGCAATGCCATCGTAAGAGGCTATCTTACGCTAAATCGGGAGATAAATATATGACAGATACCGAAGCTGTACAAGAGCAAGCACAAGAAGTAGTTCAAGAGAACATACAAGAAATGCCTGTTAATGAAACTCAAGCGGTTGAAACTGCTGAGACTAAAGAAGAAGTTCAACAAGAGCAAAACGTCCCTCTTTCAGCGCTTCAAAAGGAGCGAAGAAAAAGACAAGACGCAGAAGGCGAACTTAAAATGTATAGAGAGCATCAATTAAAACAGATGCAAACGCCTGCAGCTCAGGAAGAAGACGACAGTCAATATGAACCTGTTACAAAAGCTGAATTAAGACAGCAGCAAGTTCAAATGATGAGAGATGTCGAAGAGAAGGCATGGATACGTCAAAACCCAGAGAAAGCAGAAGCAATAAACGAAAAATTAGCTAACTTTTTAAAAAAGAGACCAAACTTAGCGGCAGCAATAGAAGCAGCGCCAAACAGATATGAAGAGTCATGGGAATTAATGGATAAATTAAGTCCAAAGCAGAAAACAGCGTTAAGTGCTACGCCGGCACCTAAAAAGGACACCCCGAATTCACCTTCTGGAGTCCCTAAGGCAGCGGCGATGAATCAAGCTGTAGATGTAATGAACATGACAGATTCTGAATTTGTAGTGTGGAGGAATTCTAAGCGTAGTCGTAGGTAAGGCCTCCAATATGGAGATATTATATGGGTGTAACAACAACCACACAATATGGTTCTATGTCCGACAGATGGGCGCATAGAGCTTTATTACAAAGATCAAAGCCTAACAATAACCACAATCTATTTGGTAGAGCTTTTACCTTACCACAAAAAAACACTGATACAATGGCGTTTAGAAGACAAGAAAACTTGAATTCTGACCCAGTTGTTCTTTCTGAAGATGCTGATCCAGCACCTGAACAAATCAACAAATTTGATATCAACGTAACAGTACAAGAATTTGGAAAAGTAGTTTTACTTTCTAGAAAAGTATTGTTAGTAGTTGAAGATGATACAGCAAGCGAAACCGCTGATAACCTTTCTCAGTGCATGCATACTATGCTAGACAAAGTAACAAGAGATGTTTGGGATTCTGGCGTTGCACAAATTTCTTGTCTTAGTGGTGTTAACGGAAATGCGATAACAGAATTAACTCAAACAGATGTTAATAGAGCAATTGCATATTTAGATGAAAATAACACAGAAAAAATGACTCCAACAATTGATGGATCAAGTCGTTTTGGAACAGGACCAGTAGAAGCTGCATTTTGGGTTAATGCTCACGTAAAAATGAAGCCAGATATTAGAGCTTTAGATGCGTTCATGCCTACTTCTCAATACGGTAGCCAAGAAGCTGTATTAAAATCAGAATTTGGTTCAACTGATGAAGCTAGATGGGTTACATCTACTTTAGTAAAAGTTTCAACAGATGCAGCTCCAGTTTACAACAACACTTTTGTTGGTGCAAACGCATATGGATATGTAGGACTTGATGAAGTGTCAACAGAAATGATCTTGAAGCCATTAGGATTTAACGATTATTTAAACCGATTTCAATCAATGGGATTCACTGCTTATTTCAATGCAGCAATTCTAGATGATTCACACATCGTCGCATTACTATCAACAAAAGCGTAATTTAAGGAGATAAAAATTATGTCAGATTTATTCGAAGGTCGCACAATGACCGAAGGATTTAAACTAATATCAGGTGGAGCAGAGTACACATTAACAATGAACTTTGACGCCGATATTGTTGAAATTTACAATTTAACAGATTGGACAAGTACAGCAGGTGGCATTCCTCATTCTATGTGGTTTAAAGATCTAACAACTGCTGCTTATTCTTATAAAGAACAAGTAACTACCGCAGATGGTGGTGGAGCTTATACCTATGTTCAAGGTACAACTAACGGTTTCACTGCTGCTAATACTAGTGGTGGTACAACCGATTATAGAACAGCAATCACAGGTATAACCCAAGCAGATCCTTGCGTAGTTACAGCAGTAGCTCATGGAATGGCAACAGGTTGGCAAGTACGTATTACCGATCTTGGCCCTGAGATGACTACAGCTCGTGGCATGGACGAATTGGTAAATAAGCTATATAGCATTACCGTTCTTACAGCGGATACTTTTTCATTACAAGATCCAATAACAGGCGAAGACATTGATTCCGCAGCTTATGTGGCATATGTGTCAGGTGGTAGTGTAATGGGTATCTCACGCACACAAGCATTGAGCTCAGCATTTACTTATGACCCTATTACTTACAAGTTAACCATTGGAACTGACTGTATTGGCGCTGATGGTGAGATCCTAATGATTAAGTGTATTAAGTTAGGACAAGTAACAGACTTAGGCGACATAGGCTAAGTAACTTAGAAACG